TTGATGTAAACGGAATTATCAAAAAAATCGAACAACTAGACGAACCCGAAAAAGTGAAAGTTCCGCAGTTTGTGGCGGAACATATCGAATGGACAAAAGAAGAAGATTTTCATTTACTCGGTGCAATGAGCAGAGGAAACTTTAATAAAACACTAGAAGATTGGTTTTACACAGACGACAACATGGAAACATTCGCCAGAGCGTGGCTTGATGGCTACGAGGTAGAGAAAGAACCGAAGTATACGGTTAAATTTAAAGCTACTAATCAATACCTTTGCGATGACGATGGCATCGGCCTTCATATCAGTCCAAGTTTTAGAAGTAATTTTAGAAAATCTGACCTCGAAAAGTTAAGTCTTACTGAAGTGTTTGATAGTCCACTGTTTGAAGTTGAGGAGGTGTAAAGAATGAATAAAGAAAAATTAATCAATCAGTACGAAAAAATGAAAGCTAACAAGAAAAGACTGACCTCGGTTGATTTGATTTTGAAAGACTTACGGTCCTTGGACGAACCAGAACCGTTGCCATTTAAACTAAAAGATGTTGTTGGTCGAATTAGAGGGTTTGACCTAACGACACAAGCTATATGGCTTAATACCATTCTAAAAGAATTAGGTAACGACTACGGTTTGATGAAATATCGTAGTGGTTACGATCAAGGCTTACTTGATGGAGCGTGTGTTGGTAATCAATTAAAAGATGCTGATAAAATTCGACAAGAATTAAATAAAGTGCTTCTACCTAGTTTTATAGATGACTGGATTTTTAAATGTCAACTTTTAAATGATTTCAGTTTGCGTTCTGCACTTAATAGTACCACTATTCATCTCTATGCTAAGAATGGTAAAGTAGTGGAGAAATGGCTTAATGACAGAAAAAACCAAGAACTTTTTGCTAAAGCTTGGTTGACTAGCTACGATGCTGAGAAAGAACCAAAATACAAAGTTAAGGTAAAAAATACAGATGATTATCTAAATGAAACAGAAATTGGATTTCATTTTTTTGACAATGATAAAAACAATAAAACATTTACACGAAAGGAACTAGAATATTCCGATTTTGCTTGGGTATTCGATTGCCCAGGTATTGAAGTTGAGGAGGTAAAGGAATAATGCCAAATTGGGCCGAAGGATCTATTAAATTAAGAGGAAGAAGCGAAAATATTGCATCAGCATTGAAAGAAATGCTATTAAGCGACACTGTAACACTAAAAGATGAATATGATGGCACTCTACTTATATTCAACAGCACAGGTCCCTATTTTTACATCAATGGGACAAGACGAGCGTTTATTGATCGAAAACAAATAGAAGTTTGGCTTGAAGAAAAATTTTGTACCGTTGAACTGGATAATTTTAAGCAAGCGTGGAGTGCTATTCCAGAAAATTATCAAGAAATTTCAAGTAAGTTTGATGTTGATATTAAAATTTTTACGTTTGAGTGTGGCATAGAATTCACACAGGAAATTGAAATTTCCAAAGGTGAAATTATCAAAGATGTTTGTTATAAATATGTTGATTATCAATGGGAAGTTCCATTCAGCAATTTAGGAGGTTGAGCAATGAGACGCTTCTTGATTGGCTATGCCATACTTACTACTTGCTTGCTGTTCATGCAACAGAAGCCCTTGCTAGTGTATCACGCTGATAGCAAATACACTATCACTGGCAAGGTGGAAGCTAAGAAGAAAATCGGAAAGCTGTTCACTATCACGGTTAACGGGAACGTGTTTGTGGTGAGTGAGGATAGATACAATAATACAGAAATTGGAGATAATATTGAATTATGAACACACTAGAAAATGTAAAACAATGGTTTATTGACCGTGATCTCGAAAACGGTGGACGGTTAGACAAGCAATCACTAAAGCTGAGTGAGGAATTCGGTGAGCTATGCGCTGGGTATCTCAAGAAGAATGAGAAAGTCACAAAGGATAGCATTGGAGATTGTGCAGTCGTGATTGTCGGACTGGCATTGCTCATTAAAGAAGATGTGAATCAGATTTTTAAAGAGTCTGGTAGTTTACGAAAGAAAGAAATTACAGAAACATTAATCTCTATCAATGCAAATATCAGTGAGTTTCAACTATCACAAGGATTTGCTAGTAAATTAATGTGCAGACACAATCTGGTACGATGCATTGGATATCTGAAAAATCTCGGATATGATTTTGATGAATGTTTTGAGTTAGCCTATCAAGAAATCAAAGATCGTAAGGGTAAATGGATTGATGGTTCGTTTGTGAAAGAGGAGGATTTGAGATGATACCGAGATTTAGAGCGTGGCATAAGACGTGGGAAGAGATAGGTAAAGTCAAACGAATTCGTTTTGATGATGATGGAAATGTGACCAAGGTTTTGTTTGTAGGAAAAAAGTTTGGAGTAAATGAAAATATTGAAGAAATCGAACTCATGCAATCAACAGGACTCAAAGACAAGAATGGTAAAGAAATCTTTGAGGGGGATATAGTAAAACGATATAGAAGTCCCTTTTTCAAAGCAGAATGGGAATATCAGATTGAAACTGTGGTTAAAAGAGAGGCTTGTCTTGTGTTGGGGAAAAAATTTGGTAAGAATTTTGCAACAATATCGTTTGGATTGCCATTTACTAAAAACGATTTATTAGAAGTCATTGGCAACATTTACGAAAACCCAGAACTTTTGGAGGTTAAAGAATGAAAGAAAAATCTTACGAACAAGTTTTGGAAAATTTTAACGATACTGATAAAGTCAACAAACCTAGCCATTATAAAGGTAAGTTCGGACTTGAAGCCATCGAAGTTGTTAAGAACTTTGTTTTTGGACTAGAAGGAGTCGAAGGTTTCTATTGGGGCAACGCAATCAAGTATCTACTAAGATTCCAAAAAAGAATGGTCTCGAAGACCTGAAGAAAGCTAGAAAGAACCTTGATTGGTTGATTGAAGAATTGGAGAATGAGAATTAAAACATCGAATGGTGCAATCATCAACGTTAACAAGATAAAACGCAGTATTACGATTGAAGGAATCGAGCTCGGTTCAGATTGTCGTGCTTTGGTCTCTAAACATAGAGATGGTACAGGGACTATTACATTAGTCTTTGATGGAAAAGTTATTTAAAATTCAATAGGCTTAGAAATATTACACAGCATAGAAAAGAGGTGAACGATGCCTTTCTTTCCTGATATAAATGAATCAAAAACAAAAGAAAATGCCAAAAGAATTCTGAGAGGATATCTCAGATGGAGAAGAGTAGCTAATGACATAGATGGACAGAAGGTAACAACAACCTACTCATTTATGCCACGGTCTCAATCTTCAGTCAGGGTTAGCCAAGTTGAGAAATTGGCCATCCGAAAAGTTGATGCTGAACTTGAACTTGATGCGATTGAACAAGCAGTAAGTAGTTTACATGATCCCATCTATCGTAGAATTCTTTTTGAAAAATACCTTCAGTGGGATTGTAAAAAAGATGAAGCAATCTTAATGGATTTATCACTTTCAGAAAGTTCTTATTACGATATTTTGGACAGGGCCTTAATGGCATTTGCTGAATTATATCGAAATGGTGAACAGGTTGAAATTTTAGAATAAAAAAAATGGAGTTTTCTTGGAGTTTTTTTGGAGTTTTCTTGGAGTAAGTTCGGAGTAAATATACGATTTAATGTGCTAAAATTATATTATGAAATAATTATAAAGGCAGGCACAACCTGCCTTTTCTTGTAGTTTGGAGGTGATATTGTGAGAAAAGTAGAACCTATTCGTGAACTTGACGACATTGAGCGGATGAAAGATTATTTGAAGTCAAAGAATGAGCGAAACTACGTTCTGATTATGTGTGGTCTGTACTCTGGAATGCGCATCAGCGATATCATACCTCTTCAGGTTAAACAAGTTACAGGTGATAGAATAGAGGTCGTCGAGAAGAAGACAGGGAAGGTCAAGAGATTTGCCATCAATCCAGAGTTAAGAAAGACTTTAAATCACTACATCAGAGAAAATAACCTTCAAGGGTATGATTATCTTTTTCCTAGCAAAAAGAAAGTTAGAACTGATGGAGTTAGGATTGCTCATATCGGAAGAGTTGCAGCTTATCAAATTTTAAAACAAGCTGCTGAACATGTTGGTCTGAAGAATATTGGAACACACTCGATGAGAAAATCATTTGGCTATCATCATTACAGACGAAATCAAAATGTAGCGATTTTAATGGAGTTGTTCAATCATTCATCACCAGATATCACACTTGATTACATTGGCATTAAGCAAGATGAATTGGATGATTCGATGATGAATTTTAGCTATTAAATACCTATTTATTTAACACATTGAGAAAATGTAAATTAGTATTTAATAAAATAGATGTAAGCACTTGCTACAAGTGATGTTTAAGGATGTTGATTTTATTTAACAGAATATAAGATATGTTAAATATACGAGGGTGCCAGAGATTGAAAAACACCCCCCTCCTAGATTAAAAAAAACACCCCCTCCTACATCATAGAATCCCACCCCATACCCACTAAAAAGAAAGGCCCCTCCCCTAAATGAATACCCCCCAAGAAAGACCAGACCGGAGTGGTCCTCACCGAGTCGCCTTTGAAAAGAATAAAAAAATTATTCTCAAGACCAGGAATACTTGTGGGATTTGTGGACTACCAGTAGATAAGTCATTGAAGTATCCACATCCTTTGTCACCAGTCATTGACCACATCATTCCAATTAATCGGAACGGTCATCCATCAGACATCAATAACCTACAGCTCGCGCACTGGCAGTGCAACAGACAGAAGTCTGATAAACTTTATGCTGATGATAAAACAACAAGTACAACTGTTGTTGGCAACAGGAACTTGCCACAATCAAGAGATTGGACAAAATATAAATCTTAATAAAATAAAATATAAAATTATTTTTTTAAGAAAGATATAAATTAACAGAATACTAGATTTTTAGAAAAATGGAATGTATGAGGAAAGTCCTAGCTATGGATAGGGGGGTATCCCCCTCCCAC